TCCATAGTGGAAGCAAAGTCCAGTTGTTCAATCCGTACATGTGGGCTTTCTTTGTTTTAGCTTTGTTACTTTATGCTGTCACTGGCTATTCAGCGAGTCTACTTGTTATGCTTGCTGCAATGGTCACTGCTGCTCCGTACAAACTTTGGGAACTCCGTAGAAAACGTGAAGATTATCGCGCCTCGGTTCTTTCTTTAAGAAATTCTTGGAGTCATTTCTCCAATCGTTTTTCCAATGATTGTGCAGACATAATGGTTTTGCCTGCACACGTCAACGTTCTTTCAGTTTTAGGAATTGCCATGACTACCGTTGTGTTATTCAGGCTTTTCTCCAAGAGCAAAGTCAAGGTTAATAGTGAGGCTAGTGTAGCTCTCACTGCCCGTAATTCCGAAATAGATGCTCAAGCTAAAGTTGGAAGTACGCTTGTCAGGTTCAGAGAAACACCTCCTTCATGGAATGTGGTTACCGGTCCTATCCCAAAGCACACTTCTGATTTGAAGAGCCTTTATCAGAAAGTGTCTCGCAACGTTAAAGAAGCGAGAGTTGTTTGGCGAAGTGAGAACAAAGAAAGGAGGACTTATGTCCTTGGAGTGAAAGGTAACATAGCACTGATTAACACACATGCTCTTATGGGGTTGAATGATTTAGAAGTACAAGTGAAACTCCATGATTTGGATAACTCAGCATGGAAAACTTCTCATATTACCTCTAAAGATATGTTAGATCTTGGTAATGACTGTACTCTTATCTTGTTATCCTCTTTTCAATTTTGTGACATCTCATCTCATTTTCTCCCTCTTCACCAAGTTACGAATACGGAGTCAATTTATAAAGGCAATTTGTTAAAAACTATCCATCACAAAGAAGTCTTGAAAGTAAAAGACAGCACACGTGGGATGGTTTTGCGCGACTATTGGACTGTTATGGCTCCCCATGGGAGCGGTAATTGTGGCAATCCTTTAATTGCGAAAGTGCAAGGTGGTTGCAGTATTGTGGGCATACATGCAGCTGGTGGAGACGTTTGTGACACTGTCGTTTTTTCATCTATTCCTGACAATTTGATTCCTTCTTTGGATAAACTTGTGGATGACAGTGATATGATGAAAGTTTCGTCAGAGAGTATGTTAGACTTATCATTTCGAGAGGAAATGAATAAGAAGAGTGTAGTAAGATTTGAAGATATGGGCAATATCTCTGTCTATGGTACCTTGGATAAACCAATTTTGGTTAACCAAAAGAGTAAACTCAAGAAAACTCTTTTCCACAAACATATTCCTACGATGTTGTTTGAAGAAATGGATTTTATTGCTGATGAGGAATTTTGCCCTCCTCCGATGAGACCTTTTCGTAACTCTAAGAAAGAATGGATTTCGCCTTATAATCTTGCGATTAATAAGATGAATAAGCCACGCGGTGTCGCAAATCGCAAAATTCTACGGAAAGCTGTCAGGTTGATCTCACGGAAATGGATATCTAGTCTAAAGAAACATGGTGTTACTAAGCTGGAGCCCATATCACTTAAGGAAGCTGTTAATGGTGCATTAGAAGATTATTATACCAGGAAGATAGACCTCACTAAAAGTGGGGGATTCGGTTATCCTGGAAAGAAATCAGTTTATTTTGAATCTCTTGACGGGATTTCTAATGAACCTATTGACAAGCTCATGGAGAAAGTTATCGATCGTAAGGAGAAATATCTTAAAGGTGAAAGTTGTCCTATCATATTTACTGGTCTTCCTAAAGATGAACCTCGTCAGGTCGAGAAGGCAAGGGCTGGTAAAACTAGGTTGTTTTATGCAGGAATGCTAGATAGTTTGGTCGTGGCCAAACAATTTTTGTCTCCTTTTTACTCCCTTATGGCGCAATACCGACTTGATTTTGGATGTGCCATTGGCGTTGATGCGCATCGTGAAGCTAATTCCATAGCTAAACACCTTTTGCGGTTTAGTAGTACTGCAGAAGTCTCAAAACTGGTTGAAGGAGACTATCAAGGTTATGATGTATCCATGTGCCCTGA